TAAATAGGTGTATAATATAAAGTAACCCACAGTAACCGAGATGTAACCGTACTAATTCGTGTAAACCATTGATTTTACAGGTAGGTAACCGAGTAACCGAGTAACCCTGACTTTCTCATATAGGGAAACTTTTATACTCAATATGCACATATAAATACTCGTATATATATATGCAGAATCAAAGGTTACCTAGGTTACCCGGTTACCTTTTGGATGAATTGTTTATCAATCAAACACAATATCGTCCGTAATTTCAAAATTATCATTGCAATTCACGAATCCTTTTGGAATTTCGTCTACAATTTTCAAGAACACGCATTTAGTGACAATTCCGTCCAGCTTCTTCGCTTTGGTCGGATAACCTCTGCTGTCGGTTTCCACAAGCCCCTTCTTAACAGCCCATGACAAGAATGCCTTTCTGGAGAATCTTCCAATTTTGCACAAATCATCAAACGCTGCACTATAGATTATTGCGGTTGACGTTTTCTCTGCCGGATCATTGTCAATAATTCCCCATCTTTCTGTTTTAATATCTGGGTTATCATCGAACTTAATTCCGTTCATAGCAATCTTGTCAACCACGAACCAGTAGGCACGTTCATTTTCAGACACCATTTCCTTCTCTGTCAGAAGACCCCTTGCAGTCTCAACGTCAATGTACTGACCATCATGGAATAGCTGATCTGTTGCAATCTTATCTGCTGCCAGAATGATACTCATTGAAATACTCTGCTTCTGCATTTTATCATCGTCCTGTATAAGCCCCTGATAGTGCTTTTGCAGGGCTTTTATATCATCAATGGACATTTCCTTGACTGCGTTCACAAAGTCGATTCCTGCATATCCGTAGTTCTTTTTAAGGGTATCTGCGGTAAGCTGTGGATCATCAAATATCTTTTCGGAACACTCAACCTCAATAATTCGGTTAATGGCTCCGCCTTGGCTGACATATCCGGCAAGCGGACGCTCACCATTGGTCAGAATGCAGTTCTGCCAGCGGTTCTCCCGGCTCACGCCCAGTTCTTTATTAGAACGGCTTTTTCCTTTTCCTGAGCACAAATCGTATACAATCCCTTCAAAGTTATCCCTGATCTTGGCAGATACCTTGGAAGTATCATCCAGAATTAATGGAAGATTGTTGAGCATATCAGACTTTGCTTCCAGAGCCACATCTGTTGTCTTGAAGTCTCCTATGTATCGTGATTCGCCTGGATTCGCCCAGACAGAAGCCCCTAACATAAGTGTTACGGTCTTGCCGCCCTCAGTTTCTCCCCATAGGTCCACAAAAAATGGAAGGGCACCAACAAGCTTAATCAGAATACTGGCGAAGCTTGCAGCTAACATGATTTTGGGCTCTATTCTTCCAGTAGCACGAACCTTCTTCACGTGTTCATACCATTCTGTTCTGCTGCCGCCTACACTGATACTTTCATACAGTTGTCGGAACCGCATATCTCCATCGAACACAATATCCTTGTCATATGGAAGAAAATAATCCCTGATCCACCCGATTTTGCTAGAGGAATACTGAATGTTGATATAATCGTCATTTGCATTCTCAACGTCTGACAGATACCGTACAAGAAACTTCGCATTCTCTGAAGTTACTGAAATCCCAAGTGCAGATAATCCAACGATTTTAGTAGATGATGCAACCATGGTTTTCGGCACAATAACCTCGGACCATTTATTATTCCTCTTATAGATTAACTTTATCTGTTCTTCTCCGGTCTCCAGATTCTTCATTCGTTCAATCGGAAGTATAGGATGATAACAGGCTATAATGTCCGGCGATCCTGGATTTGTATTTGATATTCTGATTCCATCATCATCCGCCACCCAGTTGAGACATTTCATTCTGTCATATTCACAATCAGAGAAATTAGTCCACTGGTCCAGCATAGACAACGTCCTATTGCTTTTCTCTTCCTTAATCATCTGCTTCTGTACTTTTGTGTAAGCTTTAAGCAAATCCTCAAATTTTTTCTTTACGCCAAGCTCCTTGGCTCTGTCCAGAAGAGTCAGCGTAAGACGTGCCTTGTATATCTCGTCTTCCTGACTGAATATCTTGTCAAACACTTCTTCGTCCAGAATAGAATCCTTCGTGAGCTTGTTTATCATTTCCACTTTTAATCACCTTCTTCCAGCCCTGTTATGAATCCATGGTGATATAGTTCAAGTTGTAACCTGTTCCACGCCTCACACCATCCGTCAGACAATGGTTTCACCCTGTCAAGGATAGCCCGGTAGAAATCTATATCAGACAAGCATTCTTGCAACTCGGCCTTTTTCTTCCATTCTTCCTTTTGCCTCATTTCCATCTGCTTCTGATGGTGATATATTGCCATTCTGGAAGAGAAATCTGGTTTCTGGTAAGTTCCTCCAAGTATGGTAAAAGCTGTCTTAAAATCGCAATTATCCATGCTCTGAACGAATGTAAATATGTCGCCTGTTGCACCACAACCAAAGCAATAATAGCTGTCTTTGTAGATTTTCATGGATGCAGTACGGTCACCACTATGAAAAGGGCACTTTATAAATCCTGCTCTGTTTGGAACCATGCCATATCTGTTCAGAACGTCCCTCATGCTATTCTGCTGTTTAATTGTTTCTTTATCCATTTGACAGAATCTCCAAAATTCTTTTGCCGGTGTCTTTCTTGTCGCAAAACAGAAATTCAACACCATACTTGCGCTGCATCGTGCAGAGAATCTTATATAGGACATCTCCATGCATAGCTTTCTGTTCCTGCTCTACCCAGACGCCATTCTTTTTAACTTTTTTCTTTGCCCGGGGATTCTCCCACCAGAGAACATCATCCAGTTTTTCAATTCCTTTTCCGTGCTCGCACAGGAACACAAGTTTTATTCCTGCTTCGTTTGCCCGGATAATCTCAGCACGGAATCTTTCATGTTGTTGGCATACATTACCGCATAATTCAGAAAGATTTTGTTTCCGGTCAACAACCAGTCGAGGGTTGTCGTAATTCATGTAATCTCCGACGTAAAGCTTTGACACGAACCATTTTTCTCCTGCTACATCAAATGCTTTCTTAATGCCATCAATAACCTTCTGATGTTCCCTACTGTCAATTTGTATCATGCGAACGGAAACTCCTCGTCAATTTCATCTGGAATATTCATAAAACCATCCGGGTCTGTTCCTGGACGCGGTGTCTTTGACTTCTGCTGGTTCTGATTAGAACCTTTACTTTCGCCAAACTCAATTTCTTCCACGACAATGTCTGTCGTGTATACCTTCTGTCCATCACGATTGATGTAGCTACCGGTCTGAATTCTCCCGGATAAATCCGCTTTCATTCCTTTAGAAAAATATTCCTCGATAAATTCTGCCGACTTTCCGAAAGCGATACAATTCAAAAAATCTGCTTTCTGATCAGAACCCTCTTTCACGAATCTTCTGTTTACCGCAATAGAAAACCTTGCAATAGATGTTCCATCGTTGGTATACTTGATTTCTGGATCACGTGTAAATCTTCCTGTAAGAATTACTTTATTCATGCTGTTACTCCTTTTCTGTATGCTGTTTGTCATAGTCAATTAACATCTTCAGGCATTTCTGACCTTTTTCCTTGGTAAGAGACTTAATATCGCTTACCTTAAATCGAGCTTTAATCTGTTCCAAAAGTTTAGCTTCCGGGTACTTATCAATAATGTTTTTAATTGACATAGTAGTCTCAGAACTAATCATCTCGGTTTCTTTTGCCGATTCCGCTTTCCTGCCGGACGTTTTTTCTTTCTCTCCTGTATTAGTAGAATCACTGTCTTTATTATCATCAATGCAGAACAGCCCATTCAAAGCGTATTTTCTGGCATAAGATGAAGCTGCACCTGTCACCTGCGAAGAATCCATGCCTTTCTTAGACTCTTCTTCCCTTGCATAAGCAACAGTTGTAATCTCGCCGGTATCTTCACAGTCGTTCAGATGAGCTTCTGCTCTGACATATATTCTGTCACCAACAACTTCCATCCGATCTGTGACACTTAACACGGTCTTTGTTTCTGCCAGAAGTGGCTTTACAGCTTCCAGAATATCTTCACAACTTCTGTATTTGTATTTCCCGAAGGAATTGTACTGCCCTTTAGGGGCTTTCAGCTTTGACTGAATAATCCCTAACTTCTCATATATATTCACTGTTATTCCTCCTTGTCATAAACCACATATTTACTGCCCTCAATAATCAGTAAACTTGCAATATCTTTCATTGATAAGGTTGATTCGTTATAGATTTCGACCAGTGCGTTGTATGCGTCTGATGAAACCTTTACAACTTGGTTGTCTTTTCCGGTTATCAGTTGTTTCTTTCTTGCCGGAATACGGATTTCAAATTCACTCATTCGTTATCTTCCCCCTCACTTATGTCATCCAAATATTTTTTAATTTTGGATACATTCCATAAAACACGGTTTCCAATACGAATTTTAGCTTTCGCCGCTATTCCTACTTCCGTAGCAGTTTGTCTGCCTACGTGCATTAATTGCATAAGCCCTGCTGTATCCACTGTCAAATCATGGATTGATATATTACCGCTTTCACTTGTCTTCCTCACCGATATTTTCCTCCTTATACGATTTCTGAGCCGTTAAAAGCCCATTTAGAGCCTGTACGTAACTCGCCAATGTTCTTGCCTTGTACGATTCTTCAATGGGGTTATCCGGGACTGTGGCAAGCTGTATATCAATCAATCTCAGAACCTCATTAATTCTCTCATCCATGTTCACACCACCTTGAAAAAGCAGTACAGGTTATCCGAAGCGTCCCCGGACTTCTCTCCATCAATATCTTCAGCTTTGTGGTACTCCACATGGTCCAGAGACATGTCACAGTTCTCATAGTCCAGAATGTAATCACCTCTGGACTGAAGCTCTCTGAGCAGTTCGTTGATACATCCTGCTATCTCCAGGCTGGGAAGAAGTTTCATAATCGCTATTTGCTTACTCATTTGGACACTTCCCATCTATCAGAAGTTCCAACAAGAAAGCTTTGATTATTCTGAGGCTTTCACGACTTTCTTTCTCATAAAATGGGTTAAAAGATACGTTTTGGTACAAATCCCATTTAAATTTGTCTTTGAGAAGGAGAACATCTTCTTCCCTTTTAACCCCTCTTACTCCCAAACCGTAGCCCGAAAAATCAAAGGTGATATTTGCTGCCGGAACTTCGTTCACAACTCTTTTACAAAGTTCATAAATTTCATCAATCTCTTTCTCAAACATCTTCTTATCCTCCTTATTTCTTACCAGTCTGCTTTCATCTGGCGCACCGCCCATGCTGCCGAGATACCGAAAAAGATGTTCAGCCAGATAGGTATATCTACATATTTCCCGGCAAGCATGCAAACAGCAATTAGCATATACTCTTTCATTTTATTTCATTTCTCCTGCAATCCACGCAAGGTTGCTCGCTACCAGTGCGGCGGCTGTCACAATCCATGCCGTGAACCATCTTTTTGACTTTTTCTTGCTTTCTTCGACAATTTCAGTCGCAAGTGCTACTTCGATGTCAGCCCATGTAAGCTGGCTTTCGTTTTTAATTTCACTCATATCTAGCTAATTTCTCCTTATTTTTTCTTATTTGTCTTTACAATTAGCAGATAGAGGCTTATAATTAACCTGTATCTACTAAGCGCGATTTAGTAGATGCAAGCTCCGGGGCGGAGGTGTTGGCTCCCTCCGGGGCACCTACTTATTAAGAGCAGCTTTGCCTTTCCAGACATGTCCGGTCACTTCATAGACTTTCCTAGGGCTTATGATGTATGTGATTCGTCCACCGGAAAGGCTTTTTGCTGGCTTGTTATTCTGCACAGCCACGCCGATCGGCAACCATCCATACACAATCCCTGCCCGGATTGCTGTAATAGGAAGTCCAATCAGTTGACTTGCATCGGCTACAGTCAGAATTTCTGATGAGAACTCTGGCATCTGCGGAATGCCTGATATGATTCTCGCAACCTCTGCGGCGAACTGATGAACTTCTGCATTTTCTTTGATGTAAGTATCAACTTCGCTCATTTTATGCTCCTTTCTTACTTTCTTTCTAGTCAGAATTACTGCAATCAATAACTCCGTCCATATACCCAAGAATATAATGTTTCTTATCTTCTGGGAACTTACAGTACTCTGCGTGACTCACATAAAGGAACTTCTGCTTAATACGTTCCTTGTTCCCTCTGTACTCCCTTATTGGAATAGCTTGCAAAGTGTACGGTCGCGTCCACTTCCATATCGATACGGAAACCATCCGGTGTACAGGAAATCATGAAACCTGTACATTCACGTCCGAAATCCTCTCCGTTGATGCGGAAGATTTTCTTTTCTGTGTCAACCTCGATTGTTTTAAGTTCGTGTGGAACGAAAATTTTATTCATAATCTACTCCTTTCCCGTTTTCTTTCTGGTCAGAATCATCTTTTTTCTCAGAAAAACTTTCTGTCTTTCCGAGAATGTAACCCTTGTCAAATTCTGACATCTTAGGAATCGCGTTTTTTAGCTTTTCAACGATTCTTTTTTCTTTTTCAGACATGTACTCACTCCTTTCTTGTGATATACTCCCAGTAGACGGGAGGTGATATTGTGTATCTCAATAAAGAACAATTTAATTTCTTGAAATATCTTTCAAGCAAAGAAAAAATTGAATATTCTTCTCTATCGGAAAATGAAATCAAAATTTCAAATTTTCTTGAAGAAGAAAAATTGATTTCTGTTAATAGAGAATCTTTTCCTAAAATCAATCAAGACGGTCAGGTCAGATATGCAAAAGGAAAAACTCTCTCTATTACGATTTCCGAACAGGGAAAATCTTACATTGCTGAAAGAAAACATGAATTTAAAAAGTTACTATTGAAAGATGTGGCTATTCCGATTATTGTTTCGATTCTTACCACCCTAGCACTAAACGGATTAAAACTGTTGCCACACTTGCTACAATTGCTGGAATCACATATTCCATAATCGGATGGCGTTTCATATTTTCCACCTCCTTTGTTTACCTTGTAAACACAGTATAGTCCCTTAGACAACATTTGTCAATACTTTTTTGTTGACTTTGTAAACATTTTATGATATTATATTTTCAGAAAGGAGGAATTAAATTGAAAGACAGGTTTAAAGAGTTGCGAAAAGAATTAAACGTAACTCAGCAAGAATTTGCAGACAAACTAAAGATAAGTAGGAATTTTGTAGCGCAAATTGAAATGGGAAGCAAAGTTCCGTCAGATCGGACTATTGATGATGTTTGCAGAGAATTTAACGTAAACGAAGAATGGCTCAGAACTGGAAACGGAGATATGTTTGTACCCGGAATTAAAGACAAACAAATTTCTGCCATGCTTGCAGACGTAATGAAATCTGGAGAAGATTCTTTCCGACACCGTCTCGTGTCTGCATTAGCCAGATTGGATGATGAGGGATGGGACAATTTAGAAAAACTTATTGACATGATTTCTAATAAGTAAAAAGAAAGACAAGGGCAATGCGCAAACCCTTGTCTTTTTTAATGTTATCCGATTAGCCTTTTCACAAATATATAAATCACTTCTATCCAATGATTATTCGTGCATTTTTCAACCATCTCAATAATCTCTTTCTTATAATCCATAAATAACCCTCCCTGTCGCAACTACCACTTACACTATAGTATATGTCCGGCTGTGGGAAATAGAACCGAACATTAGTTCTTTTTTGCTATTATACCACCTATCCCGACTCTTGGCAACTGCCAATGATACACATAAACTCTCACTATTTTATAGAAAAAAATATTTCTTTTTCATCTAAATCACTCTATTTCGTTCTAAATCTTTACAATATGTTCTTAAAATGATAAAATAAAAATACCACGAATAACCGTACTTTACATAATATTGCAAAATCAGCGGTACAAAATACATAATCCGCATAAAAAGTGCGAAGCGTGGCGAAAACATATCAGGAGGGTGTTTATCATGAATGAAAAGAAAAAATATTGTAAGCACTGCGGAGAACTTATTGACGACGACTGTGTAGTATGTCCTAAGTGTGGAAAACAAGTAGAACAATTAGCTTCCAATAACAGAGATATTATCATTAACAATTCTGCATCTTCCTCTGCGTCCTCAGCAGCAAGTTCGGGTACACCGTATATAAAACGGAAAATGCCATGGTATCTAAACTGGTTTTGGATTTTAATATTGGGTGCTTGTTCTGGCGGAATATATTGGATTGTTGGAATTATAATGAGATCAAATTGGAAATCACATAATTAAATAAAAACCGCCCTGGCATTGGCGTACCGGGACGGCGTTTATACATCTCCGAAGAGATGCTATACTCTGGTCAAAACATATTGTATCATCTTCGGAGCAGTCGAACAAGACAGAAAATTTGTTCGGCTGTTATTTTTATACCTAAAAACAACTACATAAAGAAAAGAGGAATAAAAATGGCGAAGAAAAGAAAGAAATATCCAAAACTTCCGAATAACTTTGGCTCTATCCGGTATCTTGGCAAGAATCGGAGAAACTGTTTCGCAGTACATCCACCGGCTACACTGGGCGATAATGGTAAACTAAAACGTCCGCCGGCAATCTGCTATGTGGATGACTGGATAAAAGGCTTTACTGTCCTGACAGCATACAAAGCCGGCACGTATCAACCCGGCATGGAGCGGACTCTTGAGGTATCTCCTACAACCGACATAGATACTCTTATAAGCCGCTTAATTGCCGACTACAATACAATCAAGGGTGTCGAGGATAAACACCCGGAAATCAAGAAATTGACGTTCTCAGAGGTATATAAACAGTTTTATGCGTGGAAGTTCCCAGAAGGGACAAAACTGTCACGCAGTTCAAAGGAAGCGTATCGGACAGCTTATACAAACTGCACCGTTCTGCACAATCGCATATTCGAAGATTTAAAGGCTCCTGATATGCAAAAGGTTATTGATGATTGTAAGCTGAAAAAGCAAAGCCAGATGGCTATTTTGACTCTGTTCAAGCAGATGTACAAATATGCAGTCTACTCAGAAATCGTAACGGAAAACAAGGCGTTATATGTCCATGTCAATGCTGATAATGACACCGAACATGGAACGCCATTTTCTGATCAGGAGATGCAGGTACTGTGGAATAATACCGACGATCCAGAAGTACAGCTCATTCTTATCATGTGTTACTCTGGTTGGCGAATCGGCGAAGTGCTAAAACTTACAACCAACCTAGAAGAGAAGTACTTTCAAGGTGGAATCAAAACAAAAGCCGGTAAAAACAGAATTGTTCCGATACATTCTGCTATATACCGTTTTGTCGAACAGAAAGTACTGACACAAGATGGTAAACTATGCGTATATACTCAGCAACACCACAGAAAAGCATTGTTCTATCCTACACTGGAACGTTTGGGAATAGTCGGCAATCCGAAACACACGCCGCACGACTGCCGACACACCTTTTCTGCTTTATGCGAAAAATACGGTGTCCGGGAGAATGACCGAAAGCGAATGCTAGGCCACTCCTTTGGTGGAGACGTCACGAACGCAGTGTACGGTCACAGGACGCTGGAAGAACTTCGAACAGAAATAGAAAAGATAAAAGTTCCATTTGTGACTAACTGTGACTAACGGAACCTATTTTAATCTTTCTAAAACAACCGAAATATCGTTATCGAAATGCCGGAAACCCTATTAAAATCAACGTTTTCAGCGATTTTACAAGGATTTCCCACATTTCATTTTCATTATTCTAATTTTATTAATTGTGACAAACAAATAGAATTTAGAAAATTGCGCAAATGCCTGTAAATACAGTGTTTTTGCCACTATTATATTAGGAAACAATATTTTTATCTGTGACTAACGTGTGTCTAACGATAACAGTCTAAAACTTCCGAAATGATACAAAATATGTTTAAAGATAAAACTCCCGGGGTAATTCCCCGGGAAAATCATTTAGAAATTTCTGTGATTCTGGTGAATGTTCCTTTTGGAACAAATTCAAAAACAAACCCTTCTGTCGGATGCGGGATGCGGATGAAGTACCATTTGAGTCCCGAACTGTCGGTTTCTGTGTACTTCATCACCTCTACAACTGCACCTTTTTTCAGTTTTGGGAACAGCTTTGACGAGCTGTTTTTGTTTGATTTTGTATAACATTTTGTGTCTTTTTTAATCTGCGCAATGTAGGCTCTGGTGTTCTGTTTTTTGGCTGTATCTGAGTCTGAAACTGGTGTTACATTCTTCACTAAGTTGTAGTTTGGAGTGCAGAATTTTGTTCCGGGAAGGTTGCTGTTGTAGTAACTTTTCTGACATACGCCACCACCATTTGCGATAATTGTAGAGCCACCAGAAGTGTTTCCTTCGACTGTCCAGAATCGATCTCCTGATACCTTTGTTACGATTCCGGTATGTGTAAATGTGCCATTTCGATAAAAAATAACAATATCTCCAATCTTCGGATTGCTGTTCAGGGTAAACAAATCCGCCATTGTCGGACAGTAAACGTATGGCCAGTGCTTCAAAAGTTTCTTCGCTGTGTCTAAGCCGAATGCTTTCATGAAGCACCAACTCACGAATGCAGCGCACCATGGCTGCCTTTGATAATCCGGTTTAATATCTCGCCAGTATTTCGTATAATTATTTTCTCCGACATTTGCTGTCTTACTATCAAGCTGACTATTGCTTGCCTTTTCAAGATATCCGGTTTCATTCTTTGCGATCTGGATTAATTTATCAATTGCTTTCATGTCTGTCTCCTCACTTTCCGGGAAATATGTTTTCAACGCATTATAAACAAATCTCTGTCTGTCCTTATATGCTCCCACCTGATTCCCTGTGTCCGTCTGGCAGGCTGCATAGAGATTATCAAGCGTATATGGCTTCTGAGTCTTTGCTAAAATCCTCGTTACTGCTCCCTGTCCGCCTTGGTGTCTAAAGTTCACGCACATAGCTTGCGCTCTGGCGTCTGTAACGCCCTGCTTAAGGGCTTCGTCTGCATAGGTGGATAACTGTTCATCCATAAGGCTATCTTGGCATTTAACGCCTAAATCGGACGAGATAAGAGCAACTATAGTGTCTGCGAGCTGTGATACCCTGGAAATATTAAAACATTCCCAGTTTGCGGTCTGGACCTGTTCCAAAAGTCTGACCTTGTCTATCTTCTTCCACTGTTCCGGGTCGGCATCGTAAATTCGTTCCAGAAGTGTTTTAGCTTCGATTCCGTACCACTGTCCCGCCCCGATTGTGATTGCGTGTTCTTCAGAAGAATTGGTGTAGGCTTCCGTGAAGTCCGAATAATCCTGCTGTCCGTAAACCTGTTCGCCAGTTTCGACCGCATAAATAATTTTCCTGAGAACTACTTTTTGATTATTTGTCATACAAAAATCCTCTCAAATTTTTCCTGCGTGCATAACGTTTACTGTAGTGAACCTGCTCTTTCTACCGTCCCATCCTCATTCAGCACATAGTCATCTTTTTTCAACTTTTCAATCACCTTTGCATTCCACAGCTCAGGAACATCTGTCCATTTTTTCAGCCCATTGATTACTCGTTCTTCGAAAAATTTAACCATTGTTTCCACCTCCAATGCCTGCAACTAAAGTAGCCAGTTCATCAAGTGCCGAATCATGCGTTGATACAAGTTCAGCCAGACCGTCAATACCATCACCATTAATTAGAATTTTACGATTAGATTCCGCATTAAGCATTTGCATCACCAAGTCAAGTTTTTCAGACATTTCATTCAGTCTGTTTGAAACTCTATTAATTGCTTTATAAATATTTGCAATTTCCTTTTTATCCATATGCACCTCCTGTTCTTAGCCATTCAGCTATAGATAATTCATTAATTTGCTTTCCAGATTGTCGCAAATCCTTTTAACTGCTTTACGGCGGTAGATGGGATTTGATAGGATTTTAGATGCATAAGCAGGGGGTAACACCACCAGCGTTACTGGCAAAGTTCCAGATCACACTCCCGTCTACGTTCGTACAACAGAAGCGCAAACCGCTGCCGGAGTGAGGCGAACGTTCCCACCACCAACCAGACACGTAACTGCTGTCGTAACATGGCTTCTTATATCTATTAGCAGTCGCATTCTTAAAATACTGATACTGCTTTCCTTCACCTGCGAAAGAATATGCTGCGCTACCAAAAATCTCAATTTCAGAAGGCAAAAACGCATAGTCATTAGAAGTCTTAATTGTACTACTTTGACTTCCCACAGATGTCAACTTCTTAACCTGCTTCATCATATTTTGAATATAAGTAGGCAGGCATTTTTTGTACACGTTGTTGCACCATGTACGTCTAGCGCATCCTTCCCAACCGCCACTGTTTGTGTTCGAACTATTCATATAACCACATTCATGTAATGTATCATAGGAGCTGTTATATTCTGTCACAGTGTCTAAATACAGCATACGTTCCGTCTGAATCGTAATAGCAGCCTTGGTCTTGCCGTTTATAGCAGTCACTAAGTCATCATGCTCAATTCCGATAATTACATAGGCATAATCATTCGCTTTGTGTGACTCACTCACGCCTGTTGCATCCATGGCATCGTGATGGATGGTTCTCTTGTCGCCGACCGCCCAATAATCGCCGATATTGATTTTACCTGCATAGTGCGCTTCAATCATCTTTGCGATTTCAGCATCCGTTCCGTCAGCGAATGTGACAATCTTCAAATCCTCTGGTTCGCCGAGAAGTCTGTTTCCTGCATCGTAGTTGTATACGCCATCAGTGTTGTATGGGAACAGTGTGAAGTAATATTTTTTACCGTTTGTCAGCCCTGTGACGGTATAGCCTGTGGTTCTGTATTTGTCGCGAACTGTATTATTAACCACAAGTGTTCCGTCATCTGGATTTGCAGGATAGCCCGTTTCTTTCATTACAAGTTTTGTACCAGCCCATGTAGAGGTTGTTGAGCCACTGGTTACCGTATTTTCAGGGTCTTGCCATTTAATTGTGACAGATGCGTTTGCGTTCTCGATTGTTGGGTTGTTTACGGGTTTGGGAGGAGTAACGGTTGTGCCACCGCCTTTTGCGTGGAGTGTTCCATCTTCATCTATGAATGTTGTCTTGCCGTCAGGCTTAACCTTACCAAGAATTTCAATTGTAGCAATCGGGACAGTCGCATCACTTCCCTTGTCTCCTTTGGGCCCTTTGATGTTTACTGTTTCGGGATTGGCAATTCCATCAGTGTTGCTCCAGCTTATGTTTCCATCGGTATCCACACTTGGGACGAATGTAGTACCCTTGTCTCCTTTAGGTCCTGCATCCCCAACCTCTCCCTTTTCTCCTTGCGGTCCAACATCTCCTTTTGTGCCCGTATCGCCTTGCGGCCCGGTAATATTTACTGTCTGGGGGTTTTCAAGTCCTCCGTCATTACTCCAGCTTATGTTTCCTTTGCTGTCTACAACAGGAGTGAATGTGATTCCTCGCGCGCCAGTGTCTCCTTGCTCGCCTTTTGAACCAACTGGGCCTTGTTCACCTTGTGGCCCAGTATCGCCTTTTAGACCCTGCTCTCCTTTTTCTCCGGGGTCTCCTTTTATACCCTGCGGCCCTGGGTCACCCTTTGGCCCTTGCGGACCAACTGGACCCTGTGGACCTTGTGGCCCTTGAATCTTGCCGGTATTATTCCAATTCGTGCCGTCAAAAACCCACATTTCTCCGTCTATTAAATACGCATCGTTCTTCCCCGCACTCAGAGGAAGGTCCGCCTCAGATTCTTTTGTACCAAGGATATTAAGAGATGTTCCGTCATTTCCTTGTTCGCCCTTTTCTCCTCGTGGACCTTGCGGACCAACTGGTCCAGCATCTCCTTTATCACCTTTTGGGCCTGGCACTCCTTGAGGCCCTATAATATTCCCAACATTTTCACTATCACCATCTGAAAATGTTATTGCTAAATTTCCACCTATGTCGATGCTAACCGCTGTGATAGAGACGCCCCTCAGTGATTCTTTCTGCTCAGGTGTCAGCGATTCAAACGCCACGGTGCCATCCACGCCCTTTTCTCCCGGATCACCCTTATCTCCTTTTTCGCCCTTGGGACCCTGCGGGCCAGTAGGACCCTGTACACCTTTTTCTCCTCGTTCTCCTTTTGAACCCTGTGCACCTTTTTCTCCTCGTTCTCCTTTTGAACCCTGTGGACCAGCGGGACCCGCTGCACCCTTATCTCCTTTCTCACCTTTTTCGCCTTTGGGACCCTGTGGACCAACGAATTCTCCGGCATTAACCATCTCTGAAATGTCCTCAATGGAACACAACCGCCTTACATCATTAGCCGCAAATGCAATGTATAAGGCTTTGCCAGATGGAACGGACGGGTCATTGCCGAGAATCGCAACGGGCTCTCCGGGACGAATTTTCGATGTATCAAAATCGGCGTACATACCCCGTCGGAATTGTATTGTATATGTATCGGCCATATTAGACTTACCTCCTTATAAAAGGAAATTATTCCTTATGTAATTCTTTACAGAATCAAGATTTTTCTGCACGCTGTCATCCATCACGAGAAAATTGCCTTTATTGTTCTGACTGATGATACTTCCTGTGCTTTCGTCTACTTCTGAATAGGTGTAAGCAATGCGACTTCCTTCTCCAGTGCTGAGATTCATAAAACTTGTAAGAATTTTTTTCATGATATTTCCTCCATTTCGTCAATAATTTTTTTCCTGTTATTAAGAAGCTCTTTTTCGTAATCGGGTTCTGATATTTCAAGGCTTTTACTGTAGTCTGGCTCTGGCATGTCTGTGTCTATTGCCCTATCGTAAGCTGTTTCACTTGCATCAGCAAAACGCATGTGTTCATAGTCAGCTTGACGCGCTTTGACTTCAAATGCAAATTTAAGCCCCGGAGTACCTTTTACAGTGAAATATGTCTGTTCTTTTTGGTCTACCCAACAATCTCCATCTCCTTCCTTTTGCAAGAACACATAATATTCAATCCTTACATTAGTAGATTCTTGGAATATGTCATCTATGTCTATCAGACATGTGCCGTCTTCTGATATGGATGCTTCTCCGATGTCTCCAAACATGGGGGATGCCATTTCGTAGCAATAAAACGCCTGTGTACCATAGTTTTTTGTTGGAAAAATCCTCTTCTTTGTCCCTCGGACACTTAAATCCGCAAGGTCTGTCCCCGTTCCGACGCTATAGAAATGTCCACTGGCTTCTACGTGCGTGCCTGCTTTAACTTTTTTTGATGCCGAAATACTGTCCGCAGAAACACTGCCAGCAGAAACACTGGTATTAACCGAGACCGAACTTGCGTGTACGGTTCCTGTATAAAGATTGATTCCTCTAATTCGCGTTCCATGCAACGTCCCGTACCCCGGTACATATACTCCTGTATTCGTCTCTGAATAGACTTCTCCAGTCGACGCATCTAATATTATTTTGCCGTACGTGCCGTCTGCTGTGAGTTTCTTGTATCCAACTTCCCATCCCGCCAGCGCACCTGTATTAATATAAGAAGCGTTTATATACAGAAGACTGTTCTGTAAATAAATCCCCTGTGTCTGTCCATTATTTGTCAGAATGTTAAATATCTGTTCCTGCGTCAGGTCACCTGCATCTTTACCATTTTCTCCATCTTTGCCACGAATACCAATAATATGTGGCGATGTACTGTTAGAAGTACCATCTGTATAATAAGTTGTCTGATATGACCATAAATACGGCTTATCAGCCGTTGGCGTCTGTATAGAAGTTGTCCATCCACTTGTATATGTATATACATAATTGGATTCGGAAGTCGCGAGATAATAGGTTGTGACGGATGAAATGCCATTTCCTGTAGCACCCGTTGCACCTGTAGCGCCAGTCTGTCCCTGCATTCCTTGAATTCCCTGCTTCTGCTTTGCAATGGCAAATATTTTTTCTGCTGTCAGACTTCCTCTTGTCACAGTAACTTTTACGGTACCTGCGTCTGTGCTCAACCCCGTAACTATATATGTTTCCCCGTAAGAACTACCATACACGCCACTTGATGTACTCCATTCGATAATAGATGTTTTGGTGACATCCTCTGAGCCATACAGGACCTGTACAGTAGTGCTACATGATGGAAAAGAAGTATAACCCCCATCTTTATCGGTTGGAATTCCTTGATACTCATTTGATAAGATTACATTTAAAGTTCTGAATTTACCCGATTCTTCCGCTACAACATCACTGATGTTTTTTCCTTCCAGAGAAAATTCAGTTGCTTTAATGTAAACATTTCCATCATCATCAATTTTCAATGTAACCTGACCATTTTTATCTGTGACATTCAGACCCTTACCATTAATCAGTTTTCCTGCTAAAACGCCAGATAGGATATAACTTGCATTTATATACAGTTCACCATCCTGAATATAAATACCTTTATTTTTCCCATTGTTAGTCAGTTTATTGAATACTTCAGGCTGCCCCAAACTGGTGTCATACTCACTAATTGCATTATCCACATCATCAGAATCCACATAAGATGGGCTAATCCAGTCAGCAGATGAAAATGCACCGGATTTTCTGGGCGTTTTGCAGATTTTTATTTCACCTTTTCCATTAGTGGTGGAGGTAACCCACATGTCACCCTCATCATATGGCGGCGTAGGTGTAACCAAAAACACTCGTCTTTTTCCATCTGCGGTATCTTGTGCCGTTGATGCAGCATCAAGTGCGACTTTTATATCAGGATCATCAAAGCTCTCCCAACTATAAGTATCATCAATCTTTACAAAACGGAACATCTTCTTAGTACTCGTGTTATAGAAAATATCATTAAGATGCTTATCTTTTGCATCTACGTCAGTCCATTCAGATGCGGGTACATTCTCAAGCGTGGGGTCATACGCATAAAAGTATTGAGTGCTTACATCTATACCGTCTGTTATCACTGAATCGACGTAACTTTTTGCGGATTCATTAGCTATTTCTTTAATAGTCTTCCCTTTAAGCTGAAAAGAATTCGCAACAATGTCCACACGTCCAGTGTCAGCATCAACGCGCAGCGTCACGTCTCCGTTATTATCTTTTGCTGTAAATCCTCTCGTGTTAATCCATTCTGACTGGATGCCAATTGCGTAAAGGATGTTCAGTACAGCATCGCCATTACTGTCAAATCCGGCTTTCCATGTCTGACCTCCGTCTATTGACAAAAAGAATCCATCGACACCTGTTTTATAAATTACTTTAGAATCAGCAAGCGTAGGTTTATCATGCCGGTATGTAATTACGGAACCATCTTCTTGCATTTCTTCTGTATAGAAGAAGCCCAGCGTGTTTGCTGCAAGCTCATTCATTTGTTTGAGCTTTATGTCATACGCAGATAGCTTTTTCTCTGTGTCTTTTTTTGCTTGCTCTACCACTGCTTGCTGTTCGCCAATAAACTCGCTTGCATCTTCTTCGGCACTCTTTGCGCTACAGCTCCATGATGTTGAGCCACCGAACACGAACTCTATATCTGTCACAAACGATCTAAAGACACGATTCTTTGTATCAATAAATTCGACCGGATCGCCGAAAGTGGCGTATCCGTTGGCGATTCCGTCGCATGAGAAAGGACGCATTCGCAAACCGATTAATTGATTTCCAATAGCTTCGGCTCCTGCCTGTGCATTTCCTGACAATAGCTGATTATCAATAGTGATTACATAGCCGTCCTGACCCGACATATATTCGGCCTCATCTTCTACGTATTTGACGCCTGTTACAATAACATCGTCTACGTCATATTGTAGATTCTGAATTGAAAATAACGCGTGATAGTCGTTATTGCTTAACGTACCACCATCAATCACGGTCCCTGTTGTCCATGGATTAAGCGTACCGCCATCCAGATCATCACCATTTGTCCAGTTCTTTACTGTTCCACCATCGTAAATAGTCGTATTGGTAAATGCCTTATCAAACGTAATAATCCTGAGTAAGTCATTTTCGTCGATTCTTGCATTTCCACCGGCTATCCCGGCACACATTCCGATTACTGTACGATATGTCGCATTAGATGGCGCTTTCTGAATCTGAAAGTCCGCATTTGGAAACATTGCATCTCCAAGAGTGATTCCACATTGCTGACAGCATTCCGAGAGCAGTTCCTTGACCGTACAAGGAAAAGACAAATTAGAATCATATGCCTTATCAGCGTTATGCATTTTATCTAAGAGAGAAAGACTTATTTCGCTTGCTGTTGCAGGCTTTTTCGATACAATATAAGTACCTCTTTTTATAGTTTCTATCCTGTCAGATAGCTGCACATTGAGAAAGATAACAAACCTTGCAGCATTAAAATTATATCCGTCAAAGCGTCCGTCATCATTTACCAATGATAAGCTTGCCGTTTTTTCTATTGCTACACACACCGGGAAGTCCCCAGAGTCCGCTGAATCTACAAGACTATTTCCAGACAGATAAAAGTCTTTTTTACCTAGCTTAAGAGTTGTACCATTTGACAATGTAACATTTGCTGTCACGTAATAATTTCTGTTTGTAAGAGATTCTTTCTTCAACTGAGTAGATACATTTATCAAATCGGCTCAATCCTCCTTACATTGATAGACAAATCCGTCCACTTTTCTTCCCCGTCTTTCAGAGTTTGCGCAGCCATGTTAAAATTTGATGCGTAGAATGTTCTGTCTATCCATCTTCCCGGAACAGTAGGGTCTTTATGGTGGAATGTGAATTGGCTTTTGTTAAGCACAGTATTTAGTATGGTTGCTATTTCAGCCCACGTAAGCTCGCCCCATTGCATGTCATACCCACCAATTGTCCCCATTGGTGTATTGTGCATAATCAAATCCTGACTTCTTTTAGAGTCTTCTGTAGAAGTGGTTGCGAACACCGGTTTGTAACTATCCGGTGCTCTTATAACAACGTTGTCTATTTTAAATTGTTCCTGCGGCATATTCTTCTCCTTACGCTAACTCAAATGGGTTCTTCCCATTCCGGTTTCTTCTCATTTCAGCTTCACTGATAATAATATCTAACAATTTTCTGCCAGATGCATTGACTGTAACATTATAGGTATTTCCATCTCCCTGCCCTTTTCCTGACTCTTCCCGGACGATCTGCCGTAATAGGCTTTCCGGTGCTTCCAGGTTATTTCCTTTCTTCTGGTCACCTAATACCGCAAGGAATTCGCTTCGTGGTGGAATAACTGCGCCACTGGCCAGATATGGGATAGTTCCGATACGTGGAAATGTTGCATGAAATCCAATAGTCTTTGAACCAAACGGTGTTGGAACAGTCCAAGGCCCAAAGGAAAATGCAGATTCAATTCCACCAATTGCATTATTAATCATCCCAACTGCATTATTAACAATGCTGATTGCCTGATTAATCGGAGCTTTAATGAAATTAACAATACCTTCAAATGCAGATTTGACTGCATCTCTGGCGGCATTAAACTTATTAGTGATAGCATTTTTTATCGCTTCTACTTTATTAGATACGAACGTAGCTACGCTTTCCCATGTTCGGGATGTCTTGTTCTTTACGCTGTCCCATACGCCTACAACTTTAGTTTTAATTGCATTAAATACTGTGCTGGCTGTGGATTTAAGAGAGTTCCAAAGGCCAGAAAGTGTCTTTTTGATTGCGTTCCAGATTGTTGAAGTCAATGCTTTAATCGCATTCCAAGCAGTGCTGATGATGCTCTTTATTATACTTAACGCGCCTTTTGTTACGGTTTTAATTATCTCCCACGCACCTGACACAACATCTTTGATAAAACTCCATGCTCCATCCGCAATCTCTTTTATTCCCTGCCAAGCCAGTTCCCAGTCTCCTGTGAAAACGCCTACAAGGAAATCAATGATTCCGCTCAGAGTGTCTGCTACATCACCAATTATTTTAATTAATGATTTCATAACTTTTATTGCTACGGTGCCTACAACGTTAATTATTTCTGCCACGACCGGAAGCAAATTCGCGATTATCCAGTTAATCAAAGGCACTAATACCGACTCCCACAGAAGTTTCAGAGAATCAATGAGTTTTCCGAGGAATGTTTCTATCTTTAAAATCGCATCCCCTAATGGTCCCTCTAATAGCCCTTTGAACTGTTCTGCCAGTCCTTGCAAAACTGGAAGAACATAGGTGTTGTATCCAGTTATCAGAGTCTCAAATATGCTTGATAATCCATTCGCTATAGAATCAAAGAACGGCTTTACATGCTCATCGTATAGCCTCGATATTGCATCACTAAGGTTTTGAACAACTGTTAAGACCCCACTTGTTACAGTTTCTATTACTCCGAGGCTGCCCTCAATTGCTGACTTCAAAATGTCTTTGTTGTCGATAAAAGGCTGCGCAATCATGTTAAGGATGTCTCTGCCAAGTTTTGCGGCTGTTTCCGTAAGAACCATTCCAATTTCAGTAAAGATTCCGATTAAATTAGCAGTAATCTGCTGCGCAGTTTCTTCGCCGAAAACTGAGAAAACATCAGCAAAAGCAACTGCAAGGTTTCCGCCTATTTGTGCAATTTCAGAGCCGATATTGAACATATCTATCAGATAGTTCTTTATTCTTTGCGTGTTCTGCTTTAAAAACTTTTCGATTCCGCCTATAATGTTTTGCGCAATTGTTAATCCGATTCTGGCAAATGAGCCGGCAACTTGTCCAATTGCATATGCGAATGAATCGAAAAAATTATTTGCTGCTTTAGCAACTTCTGAATCAGTGAAGATATCCTTTAAAGATTTCCATATGGAATCGAGATCCTTTTTTATTCCGTCAAGAATTGGTTCGTAATCTCCTAATCCATCCCAGAATCCTTTTGCGATTAACTTAGCCAACTGTTTAAATCTGTCGATTATCTTTTTTAGCGGTTTTGACATTTTATCAAGAACTGTCTCACCCTCTGCCAATTTTCCATAATCAACATTTTGTACAGCATCTTTCATCTGATCTGCAAGTCCGCCGGTTGCGCCCGGTACTTTTGACGATGAATCTGTGCTTTTATCCGTTGAGTAATTATTTATTTCGTCAAGAGGACTAAGATATCCTTTTGCCGCCTTAGTAGCTTTCTTAGTTGCATCTGCTGTATCATTTGTCGCATCTGCCAGCTTTTCGGCATTGTTGGCAGCATCTCCATATTGGTCTGCCGTATCAGCTATTGCATCTGTCCCGGCAAGGCCTGCACCACTTGTGCCTGTCTGGCCAGATGATTTCTTTCCGGTGATTAACTCCGTAAATGACTTGAAGGCATTTGCCAGAGTCGCCAGTTTGCCTAGTAAGATATTAATAACTTTCAGAACGGGAGTGAAGAGATTGATTAATCCCTGTCCAACTGTTGCCTTGAGAGACTGCAACTGCAACTGCATCACTCGAACCTGATTCGCCCAGGAGCCAGATGTTCGAATGAAATCACCGGATGCGGCTGATAACTGTTTCTGCACAAAAGCCAGACGGAGGGCCACTTTCTCCTGTTCAGTCATGGCGGATGTGGTTTTTCCGTAGCCATTTGCAAGTGCATACTGGTCAAGTGCCGACTGGGTCATTGCCACGCCGAGGTCTTTGAGTGTTTCCGTTTCGCCCGTAAAAACGCTCTTCAACTTTATGAATGCTTCTTCCTGATCGAGATTATAGAAAGATGCAACATCACCTGTAAGCTGAGTCAGCTGAGTAGACATATTATACGCCTGCTCCTCTGAGAATCCGAAGGCTTTTGCCATAGCTCCAAAAGTACCAGTGTATTGTTTTGCCATTGTTTCGGAGAGCCCGGCAGATGTTATAGCGTTTTTTGCAAATTCGTTTACCTTTTCTGACATGGTTGTAAATGTAACATCAACCACATTCTGCACTTCTGACAGATCAGATCCGAGTTCCAGACATTCTTTGCCAAACTGGGCCAGTTCCCCAATTGCGAATGCTCCGCCAATCAGTGCGCCTATTTTTTTTACTACGCTGTCAAGTCCGTTAAAAGACTGTCTGATTGCTGATACGCCGTTTTGTACACCTGATGTGTCCATTCTGGTATCAATAATGACTGAGCCATCAGCAGCCATGTGTCCACCTCCTAACTATTTGAGGTTCAACATCTCATTCAGCTTATCTTTATACGCTTGCTCTTCGTCGCTGAGACGTGTTTTTATGTCAATAATATTCTTATTTTCCTGATAGAATTTCTTTTCCCATTTATCGAGCTTTTCACCCTTCGCCTTTTTAGAGCGGATTCCAACAACTGTATTGAACAGGCACTCGCCGGATTCCATGAAGTACCCGAAGAACGTCCACCAGTGCATATACGGTACCGACCTGATTTCTTTACCGGCAACTTTGTTTACAGCCGGAACGATCATATCTCCATCCTGTTCCCAGTCCATCAAACGGGGTTTGGACTTGTTCGGGCTATCATCAACTTGACCACAGTCAATAAACTCGCAAGCTTTCTGACAAGCTTCTGTAAGATGTTCCAGGGGTATGCTTTGCCAGTCCTCAAACAAAATCTGTAACATAACAACAGCTTTCGCCTGTTCGTCCAATTCTGGGTCATTCATGGCGACCAGAATATCAATAATTACTCGAAAATCCGTTCTGATAGAAAAATCCACCCCACTGATATTTAGTGAGGTGGGTAACTCATAGGCGGTCATTTTGTATACTTCTCCGTGTACTTATTGACTACTTCCTGCATTTTTTTCTTTCTCTTTTCAATTTCCGGAGTAAGTGCTTCATTAATTTTGTCCAGAACGATATAGGCAAACACCTGACCATTTCCAAAAACAGTTGTTGCGGTAATTGGTTCTTTGAATAAATCCTTAGATGCTTCATATCCGAGCATATAATTGATTTTGTCCTCAATCTGCTTATTAATCTCCGCCATCTCTTTACTAGAAGAAACATTTTTAACAGATTCCTGAGTCTGTTCAAAGAAAGTTTCCAATTCTTCCGCTCTTGCCGCAACGTTAATGTCAGTAGGGTTCAACTTGAATGAAGAGAATACTTCACCCTGTTTGTTCGTGAATGTGAAAAGAAGAAATCCATCATCAATGTTTGTATTAATTGTTTTTGCCATTTTCTCTATCCTCCTAAAATTATTCACTGTCGGCTGTGAATGTACCGGAACTGATATCAAACTTTCCTTTTACACGTTCGCCGGTATAATTGACGGTAAACGGAATCTGATATCCAGATGTATCACCGCCGTAGGAAGTCGGCACAACGTAGCAGTCCTGCTGATATGCTTCATACTTGCCTGCTGTGGCTTCTGTCCAGAGATGAACCTCAACTGCTTTTGTCTTGAGGTTATCGTCTTTGAGACGTCCATCTACGATCTTCTGTAATGCTGTAAACAGATCAGAAGTAGTGTCTGCATAGAATGGATCCGCGTCAGAAGAAACTTCATAACCGTTATGCTTAAATGTGGATTCTCCGAGAATGTTTTTAGATGTTTCAGTATCTGGATTGAGTTCTACATTGTACTCTTCCAAATCCTTTCCAAGACGCTCATATTTCGATGTTAGTCCTCCACAGAGGGAACCTGCATCAATGTAATGAGCCATATATTTACGGTCAATTTTGCCTGTAACTGCCATAGAAATGTCCTTTCTGCCTATAACTTTTAAAAGGCTGTGTAGGTTAGCGACTATCTCATATTGATAGCCGGTTGTTACTTGTTATATTACCTCATAAGTGTTTTCGTAGCGTACTGACAATGGCAATAGCCAATCCTGTACGCCACTTTCCTGTGGCTCTAAACCATAGGAGTTATCACGGGTGATACGTTTTATCACTCGACCCTGTGAAAGTTCAGGAAACGCATTTAAACGCGTCTCAGAGCCATTTATAATAACTGGTTCCCGGCATATCCATTTACCAAGATTGTCAAGGAACTTCTGAACAGATAGTTTCTGCCTTTCTTTGTCAGATGCTGTACGATATACCACGTAAAATGGATACTGGCATACCTGGTGCATTGTTCCGCAAACATCTTCTTTTTCTGAATAGATCAACGCCCCGTTGTCTGCCGAGAACGCAATTCCAGATTCCTTACCAAGTTCCTCAAATTTGATTGTTTCATTTTCGTATAGCCCCGGATACTGGTTTAGAAGTGCTTTCATGGCATCTGTCAGAATCTCATATCCAGTTGCATCTTTGCCGATAGGCTTATCTGCCATGTCTGCCACCTCCTGCCTGTGCTTTTACTTTACGAATCCATGTGTCGCCGTATTGTCGTTTAGCGGCATCGAACCACTTTGCTTGTGCCTGTGGGTGAGCTTGTTTGGTGTATTCAAGATTTTCCTCTGCGGCTGTCCGACCAGAAAACTGACTGACAAGGACTTTCTTTGCTCCACGCCTTGCGTATGAACTTCCGGTTACTTCGTCAACCATTACTTTTCCCTCATACAGAAAACGTCCATAAGGAGCCGCCGCCGCACATACTTTCCCAGTTCCTTGTAAGGATGTACTCTCAACTCTTGTCCGATTGATAAAATTTCCGGTAATCATTGGCATAAATGGAACCATGCTGTCCATAACCATTCCGTCAAGGAGATACTGGGCTTCTTGATACTGTCTGGAAAACCTGTCCATATTCAGCTTGATTTTCATATCTCCATCGACTATGGAGAATCCTTTGAAATGATGAATCTTACTCATATTACTTACCCAGAATCTCAAAATGTGGAATCAGCGTATACGGACCGCCTACACTGGTAATCTTAAACACGTTGTCCTTGTTCTCATTCATGTACTGGTAGAATCCATTCCGATAATCACCATCAGATACCGTTCCACCAGTCCACTCACCCTCCCAGAAGAATGATTCATCTGAGAATGTAATAGTGTCTTCCAGAGCGTTGTTAATCTGCCTTTTCCACTCTTTAACTGGCACCCATGGGAGAATCTTACCATTCTTGTCAGTAATGGTTATATCGCCATTCTGAACAGTATAACGAATGTGTAACTGTGCGTTGTCAGTTGCGTCTGGTCCGTACTTTTTAAGAATTGCCCCCTTGTCCGTAATGAGGTCAACACCGGATAAAACATGAGGATACCAGTATGCATCTCCTGTCGTGGCTGATTCATAATAATCAAAAATCGTCACAGTTTTGCTATACATGATACCCTCTCCTTAATTATTCTTTCTGCACTGTCTGCTTAATAACCTGATTCACACCAGTAGCCGACAATCCGTTAAACATACCGACTGCAACCGCCGTGATATAGTCCGATGCCGGGAAATCCGGGATAACTCCCATTCCGACAGCTCCGAGAATTCCGCCAATAACCGCCATGATTACTGGAATCCATTCATCAGAGATTCTTTTTGATGCTTTACAGCCCATTCCTACGATGTAGCAAATCATAACGATTGCGATACATGAGCCTAATGTTGAAATGTCCATTATTCAGATACCTCCTTAAATTCTTCTTCAAACTCATCCTTTGTCATTGTATCGAAATATCCTTCTTCATCACACAAGACGTAATCCCCAGGCTCTACGAGTACCGAATCAGCCATTTCGCCATCTCTAAATGGAGCAGGATATGCGGAAATCTCAATGTTAGGTGGGTTAAATTTGTTATTAATTTTTACCGAATTGCCAACAAATTTTTCAATTTGAGCTATACCTTTAGGAGTGGCAAAACACTGAATAGCTTCAATTATAGTCGGTTTTATTCGTACATATTTCATACTCACACTCCCGCATACAATATCGGTATGCCATCATCCGTCCTTACTCCCATCAGAAGCGGCAAAGCCGTCTTTAAGAGTAAGTCGTTCGTTTTCTGCGCATCTCCGGCGGCGGCATATACCACGCTCCATTCTTTTGCACTCGCCCCAATCTGTTGAGGTGTTGCGTAAGAGATGGATTCACTGCCAGAAGATACAGATGTTACAATGCCTGTTGAGATGTTCCCGACATTTATGTCGGTTACATTTGCCGATGCCTGATTGATAGCATTCTTTTCAGCAAGCTCAATCTGATACATTAATTCAGCCAATGAACAGACCGCCTTTTTGATGCGCTTCTGTGAGCGTTCATTCGTCGGCAGTCCATCCACCAACCTGTCAAATGTCATTGTGTCCACAAAATCACTGGCTCTTTCTGACAGTCGTGGAAAGTCGGATTCTGGCACGACATTGCCGAATGATTCTGTATAGAATTTATAATCTGCATAAGCCATGCCAGTTACCTCCTGTGTTTATGATTTTGCTGTTACGCTCGCACTTCCGGCATTCAGTGCCTTGTATGTTCCATCGCACTCAACTACTGTGATCTTCTGTCCGGTTGCCGCCTTGATGTCAGCTTTTCCGTCCCAAGAAGTCCAGTTCCTGAGGTTCTGTCCATATCCAACAGTTACTGCGTCTGTTGCAACTTTGTATTTGTATACGTTGTTGGAGTTTTCCTTAGCCGGATTTACAGTGATTTTTGTATCACCAGTTGCTGTTCCTGCCGCAGATGTTACTGTCAGAGTACCAAGTGTTGGTGTCTCATCAATGGTGATTACTGCGATTGCGTCAATGTACTCCGCAAAAAGAGTAAGTCCCATAACTGCGAACGCTTCGGACACTGCTGTGTGATAGTTGCCCTGAGTGTGGAATCCGATCAGGTTTGTCTCGCCAGATACGGTATACACCAGACCTGCTCTTGCAAAGTCAGATTCGTTCGGGTCAACATAGTAAAGTACGATGTTCTCGACAGGGGTAGCAATAACCTGTCCTCTCGGGATTTCGCTGTCGGATAACAGGAAGATAGTATTGAATCCCATGAAATCTTTCATGTACTGGAAGCCGAACTGGTTCTGAATAGTGATCTCAGCCGCTCCAAGATATTCATATACGTCCAGAATGTTCACAAATCCAACAACGCCAGTCACATTTCTGTGCATCTGCTTGAATTTGTTCTCAACACGGCCTTTGGCCATCGCCAGAGCCATCTGGAATGTTGTTTCTGTGGAAGTAAGTGTACCGGTTTTCAGATAGTCATAGAATCTGCCGGTAACATCAGTCTGAAGCTGGAAAAGGAATTCATCATCGGTCATCTGAACAGCGTTCTCGTAACCGTGATCCTTAATCGCTTCGATAGATACAGCCTTTGCGTACTTCTCGATAGTCATTTCCGCATAGGTCTTTTCTTTTACAGTAAACTTGCTATAGGGGATTTCCTCACCCTCTGCCACTTTTCCGCTCTGTAAAGTACCCTCTGCGTACTTAGATTTCAGTACAGCACCCGGCTGTTTTTTGATAGGTCTCATGATACCCAAAATGTCACGTAAGTGCTGCCAGTTTCTTTCGAATCTGGTAACAAAATCAATCTCACGTGCTTTTACCTGAATATCATTTGTCATAATAAGATTAGCTTTTGCTGCCATATAAAAATCCTTTCTACCCATAATTGTTAAGGTATTGGGTTAGCGGCTATACTCTGGCGTATAGTCGGTGTAAAAAATCACTGGAATAACTGGATATTCTGAGCAATTGCAGCCTGTCTCTCGGACGGGTCTTTGATTGCTTCGATATCTTTTTTAGTCATACTTCCCGGTGTCTGCTGCTGTCCAATCCGCGATGTTGCAAATCTCGCCTGTTGCTGCTTGGCCTGCTGCTGACTTTCATCTACAAATGTATCAGGCTCATCCTGTTTCATCTGTTCAAGTAAATCATTAAGCCCAAGAATCTTTCCATCCTTAAGCTTAAGACCAGCTGATTTGATATCAGCAGTAACAGATCTTTTAGCTGCTGGAGATGAAAAATTAACATTTTCCAATGCAGTTTTAAGAGCATCGTCAAAATCTCTTTCATAGATTTTTGCATTGAACTCTTTCTCTGCATCTGCCGCTTTCTGCTTCCAAGTCTCTAACTCACTTTTAATATTTGCCGGGTCGATACCGTCAAAACCTTTTAAGGTTTCTTCTGCTGTCTCAGCACGTTCTTTCCAGTTATCTCGTTCTCCCTCAACTTTTGACAGAGTTTTCGCCACTTCCTTTGCGTTCTTGTAATTCTCAGAAAGTGCTTTCTTTACATCTGCCTGTTTATCCTCCGGGATTTCAATTCCAAATGATTTTAAAGTGTCAATAAGTTTCTGCATAACATCCTCCTGGTCGTGTTTATTGACCTGCCGCCGCAGGTAAATGGATTAAGCCAGTTAGACCACTGGCAAGGTAATCGGAAAGGCAGGAATCGAACCTGCGACCTCACATTTACAGTGCGATCTACCACTGAGCTACATTCCATGCCGCCTATAACGGCCAACCCTCTAAAAAGAAACTGGGGTGAATTTCACTTCTTTCGCTATAGCGTAAATCCACCTGAGACATAGACCACCTGTATACAAACAGCTTAACTCTAAGCGGATTAAAGCGGAGCGCCCGGAATCGAACCGGAGACCAGAGTGCGACTCTGTCAGTTTTCCACTAGCGTACATTCCACACAACCCGGATTCCCGGGTTAGCAAGGTGTTTAACGTGTCATGCCTGCCACGAGTTGTTTCGGATATTTATTTCTTTTTTTTTAAAAGAAAAGTATGAATAACAAAAACCTTAATCAAGGAGGTGAGCCATCTTGCGTGCCAGATGACAAATGCGCACGGCAGGATTCGAACCTGTTTAACTTTCCATTAAAAGCGTGCGCACCAGCTACAAAAATTAAAGAAAGGAGGATTAAAACGAAAATGTCAAACAACCGTTTTATTTGTGCTTCCTGCTGCACAATTACATTATAACAGATTTCTTTTAACTACCTCTCTACCACTTTTACGTTTTTAGAGTATATCACGGAGCTTTTCTACATATCTCTTGACAAGATCACGTTCCTCCCGGCATTCTGCGTCCTTAGACATATCACTCATTTCTGTTGTGAGTTCATCCAAATGCTCTTCCAGAGCGGCAAGCATCTTTCTTTTGCAGTCTTCAGACTTGCCGGAACGATAGCTCTGTTTCTGTGTCATATAGTCGTCATAAGCATCTCGTCCGTCAGAACGGCTGTAATGTCCTCTAACATAATGTTCACCACGTCTGGCATAAGAACTGCCCCGGTCGTAATCCGGCATCATTTTCCCGTCATTTGAGCTGTATCTCCCCATACTATCACGTTTTCTTCCACGTTCGCTGTAATCGTCATTGTATCCGCCACGCATCTCATCAAGGACAGTGTTATAGTACTCCACTTTCTTGTCCCAGTACTGCGTGTTCTTTATGTCTTTGTACATATCAATCAGTTTGTATGTCATTTCCAGATTTCCAGTGGTCAGTCCATTATCAGCGATTTTGGACAGTTCGTCTTCAATTCTTGCACATAAGTCTTTAACGTCTCTCATAATCGCACCTCCTACGCTTCTCTGGTCACAACAATGTTTGCGTTCGCAACAGAAATTGCCTGATCGCTTGTGTTTTCTATTGCGACATTAACGCAACATCCACAAGGAACGTCAATATAGATACCTGCGGACACATTATTGTACTGATTTACTGCTGCCGGTGTGGAAATCATCTGAGAAGAAAGAACCGGCTCACCAGAAATTGCAATAGCCAGTGAGATAGCTCCGACAGTACCGCCTGTTGGAATTGCGATATTACCAGAAAAATCCACGAAGAATCTCGCTTTACACTGGTTAGTCAGTCCTCTTAGAGTGATGATTCCGCTTCCCTCTCTGTGCTGAATGCAGTTAGAACCCTTAACTGCTGTATTTGAAAATACTACGTTTCCATTTGCTGCTACAGTCTGAGCAGCTACACTTGTAAATTCTGCCATAATTTTTACCCCTTTCATATCACAAAAGGACAGGTCTCAGCCTGCCCCTCTGTGTAATACGGTATAAGCCGACATTCGAATCAATCGAAAGATACTCTCGATATGAAGTTATCAGCAATTGCATCCGGTGTTGCATCCGCATCCACATCCGTAATATGTGTTCGGGTTAGGAACCTGATATGCCGGAATCGGTGCCGGATTGATTGCATTAATGAGCTGCTGTGTCTGAGAAGCCATTGCAGTTGTGAGAAGTGCGCTCTGGCGATCCTGAGATGCAGCACGTCTGAGATCATTATTCTCAGCCTGCAGACTAGAAATCTTTTCATTGCAAAGATAGTCAAGAATGGCTCTTGTTCCAGCGTTCTGACTGTCAATAATGTCTCTTGTATTGCTGTTCATGGTGTTCTGCAATGCGCAGGTGTTCTGTGCCATATTGTAATTTACGCCCTGAATTGCTTCTCTGGTTTCGCAGCAACAGTTCGCAAGCTGTGCCTGTAAAGCATTAGTATTCTGCATATTAGCCACAGTATCGGCATTAATAGCCTGCTGGATTCCGAAGCCGGTCTGCATGATGTTTGTGTTGATTCCATTGAATCCAGTAAGCATACCGTTATTCATGGCATAGAATCCGTCGCACAGGCCACTGTTGATTCCGTCAAGCTTGCTGATTACCGCGGAATTGTCAAATCCTCTCTGAATATCTGCCTGAGTAGCTGCTGTGGCTGCATATCCGCCGCCATTGCCATTATTGCCCCAGCCGTTGTTTCCCCATCCGAAGAAAGCAAAAATGAATAAAACAATAATCCACCAGCTGCCATCTCCACCAAACATGCCATCATTATTTCTACCGTTTCCAGTAGCAGCGGCAATATCTGCTAAGCTATAATTTCCATCCATAATATAATCTCCTTTATTGTGTATTTACATCAATCTGGCCAGATTGTAATGTACTATTTCATTCCTTTCAGCATGTGCTGGAATTGTCCCGCCATCTGCTGAACCTGATTAAGTTGCTGTTGGGAAATCTTCCCAGACTGTAACATTTTTTCAACTTCTGCTTTCGGGTCTCCTTTGAAATTCTGCTTAAACTGCATAAACTGCTGTATCATCTGCATTGGCCCATTCCCCTGTGGCATTCCACCACCAAGTGCATTAAACAATGGATTACTCATCTGCATTTCCTCCCTTGGCTGCTGATTCCTGCGCGGCATTAGCCCTAACAGGTTCAGAAAATGAATTTAATCGGTTTATGATAGCTTCGTATTTGCCCTTTAAATCGTCATATTCCTGTCTGGTGACGTATTTACTGTCCATGTTCTGAACAGGCTGTTTAGGTGGCATCTGAGTGCCTATTTCGTGATACTCAAACGTCCGTAATGGTTGTGGCATACCGGAAACATCTGTAGATTTTATAAAGAATTTTTCACTTTCACTGTCCATCAGTAAAACACTTGTCCCGGGTGCTACCAGATAGGATTTTGCACCGACTTCGCCGGATACCCACAGGATACCATTATTATTCTGCTGGGGTTGCTGCGCTGGTTGAGCTGGCATCTGGACAGGCTGCTGCTGGAACTGATTCATTTGCCCCGGAACGCCAAAACTATATTGATAAGGATTGTTATATAACGCCATCTTATGCACCACCTTTCTGATTATATTTTTGCATAAATGTATCGATTCAAAAAGTTCAAAAAAGTATCGAAAAAGTATTGGCGAACCACCAAATTGGTGGTATTATATAATCATCAAAGGAACGGAGGAAACAGAAATGAAAAAATACAACTTATCAAAAATCATGAAAAGAGCATGGGAACTGGTTAAGAAATCTGCAATGACAATTTCCTCCGGTCTTAAGAAAGCATGGGAGGAAGCGAAGACAATGGCAAATTATGTATTAGAAGTTTTTGACAATCAAAAAGGCTATAAAATTTCTTGGAAAGAGCTTGAAAAAATGCTTGATACAGTTTACCCCGATGGCGATCAGGGTAACGGATGGTATCAGAAATGGAATTGCAACAACTGGGCAAAAGCGGGCAAGAATAGAACCTATATCTCTTTGAGAGAATATAGGAATTCTAAACTGAGAGCTGAACATGCTCTTGGTTACTATGACAACATTAATGGCACATATGTTATTACAGACCGATACAAAAAAGTAACAGATGTCATTGAAAAATTTCAGAACAGATAGGAGATTGATTATGGAAAACATGCATTTAGAACCTATAACAAAAGAAATTTTGGAGATGCTTGCCAAATATACATTTACTCCAGAAAGAAATTTCGGAATTTATGATAACATCTCTATCTCTGGAAATGGAGAATACATTGAATTTTACGGAGAAACCGTCAACAAAGAACCAGTTTATGATAAACATGGTGAATTAATGGATTGTAATTACAGTGTAAAATCTATGGCACGAAGATATCGTCGTGATAAATTCAGCGGCGAATATTTCGAATATTAGGAGAATTTATGACTATATCAGAAATGCGCGAACGACTAAAGGTATCTCGAGCAGAATTCTCAAGGAGGTACAACATACCGGTTAGAACACTCGAAAACTGGGAAGCTGGAAAAAGCAAATGTCCGGATTATGTGAGGCAGCTGTTAGAGCGAGCTGTCTTGGAAGATTGCGAGAAATAAGAAAAGGAGAGGGTAGAAATGTCCTCTCCATATTTTTAACACACTTTAATTATTTTATTATTCACCCGGCGGCTTAATCGTTTCGCTGTAGATATACTCACATTCATCTGTTCAGCACAGTATTCAAGCGTGTGTTCCTTGCATCTCAGTCGGAACAGCCTTTCCTCATCCGGTGTAAAATTACACTCTACCAAGAACCTGTCTATATCTTTCTTCGTGAACACATATAATTTCATGAGCATACCCCTTACTAATGCTAACGTTGATTCTGTGCAAGATAATTTGTAAGTTTCTGTTTTGTTTTTTTTAATTCTTCTACATTATTCCCACTGATCTGACTGTCCAACATGGTTGATAACACTTCCAGAATCAATGAATCTCGTTCTGCGATCCTCTGAAGACTCTCGTAATCTCGCTTGTCATGTTCTTCCAGTGTCTCTACTCGCTTATTAAGTCGAAATGCCGGAGTAATCCATTTAAAAATTACGGCTGCCGCCCCTCCGACAATGGACACCCCTCCGCAGATAGAGAGGAAAATCTGTACAAATTCTGATATGCTCATTTAGTTACTCCTTTTCCCAGTAATATACTGGGATCTCATTACCGCTATTCCATGTATCAAAATATTTTCCCTCTTGTACTGTCACTACATGGCCATCTATGCAGAGAATATATGTACCTGTCGGATGGTCTGTACAAAAGTCATTGACTGTATAGATATATCGCTCTGACTGTTCTATCAGTTTGCGCCTGTATCCATGCTTATAAAGGTACGCGCCCCAGACATAATTTGCGCTTGGCATATCTGACAGAGCACACGCCTGTATCATTAATCCGGCAAATACTGTTTCCCAGTCAAACCCGGTTGCTTTGCATATTGCCCGGACAGCACAATCTCCGACTCGATTCCCGGCAGGATTCGGATTATAATATTCCCATCTGTCCATCAGTCAATCCTCTTTGCTGTTTTATATCTCTTTGCCGCTCCTCTGGCTTTTGCGGCGTTCTGGCGGTTCCACTTAGCAATCATAAGTCGGTCTTGCAGTTCCCTCAGGTCATTCTGCTTGCAGTAATCTTTGTATGCAGCATTTTGTTTCTGCAAAAGATAAGACTTCCGGTCAAGGTCTTGCTGAAGTGCGAATCTTGTCTGTTCATCCTTACAGTTATCAACCGCCGCTTGCATTCCGAGAACTTCTCTCTTCGTTTTGCGGATTCTCCGTTCATAAGTACGTTGCCGCTGTTCCTTTTCGTACTGTTTACTTTTGTTGGCTTTATCCTGCGCTGATAGTTCTGCGTAGGGATTGAATTCCCCATCACTGGCTCCAAAGCTATGCCGACAGTTGACCCCTGACAGTCCACTTGCTGTTCCATATCCGGTCAATGAGAATGGTGGAAATTTCTTACTCTTGCCAGAACGAGAGTATATCTTGCCTTGCCAAAACGAGTGATTCCCCGGATTCTCGCCACCATCACCCGTTCTCGCTCCCATGTGTGCGCTGACCAGAACTAAATCCCAGTCCATTTCTTCCATGCGTTTTAGGGATATATCTCCCGTAGCCTGTGCCACACCAGTTCTGACAGAACGCGCAATTGCGGTTTCAATCGTATCTTTTCTGCCAGATGGATATGTGACGGTAACACCATCACTCACAACGTTATTGACTGCTTCTTTGATGGCTTGTGTATATCCAACTGCCCCAGTCATCACATGGTTATATGCAAGGTCGCATTGCTCGATATAGAGCCTCTGAGCGGCACTTGCGGTTGTTCGCGTAAAGTTCTTCCACTCACCCATGGTTGCAAGCATATTCCGCTCCATGAGCCTTATCATAGCCGGTGACTGTTCAAGCGGTACGGGGCTAAGCCCCGCCGCCTTGTATACCTTATCATCATAGTTCATTGCAGTGATTCCGACATCTTCAAACGCTTCAAGAAGTTCCCGTTGTTCACGTTTGGTGTATCTGGATAGTTCCGCCAGAATGTCCTCTAGCAGTTCACCGGATTCCTGTAGCGTTCTGATTCTCCACGCATCGGCATTGGTCAGAATATAATCCTCACCTCTGCCGATTCTTGCCATCATCCGCGACACGATCTCAGAGACGATATACTGATGTAATTCTTCTGCAATCTGTTCACTGCCTTCTGTAACTCTTCGCAAATATTCTGGACTAAGCATAGTATATCACCTCTTTCATCTTTAGTTAATTAGTTGATATTCAGTGCTTCTCGAATCGCTTCCAGATCATCTGTTGTCAGTGCTGGGTAATCCGCTGCAATGTCCTCGAATACTTCTCCATTCTTAATTCTGATGCGGAATGCTCTTACCATGATTTTTAATTTCAATGTGCTTAATGTCTTCATATTAGTTTTCTCCTCC